CCAGAAACTGTGCCTGGCACAGACTTTGCAGCTAACCATGTAATAATAGTAAATGGTTTTTTCAAATTACCTAAAAACCCATATGGGTTTTGAGTTTCATCAACATCTACTTTTTTTTCTGATAACAAATATTTTTCTATTATCTCCTTTACACTATCTGAGATTGGTTCAGATGATGGAAATTTTTTACCAACTCTTGAAGTTTCATTTGTTATTGCTTCTCTAGATACTAAATTCAAAGTAAATATTTCTTTTTCTGCTTCAATTAAGACGTTAGTGATAGATGCCACATACAATTCATTGCCATTTTCCTCAGTAAATTCTAAATCGACATTATTTTCAGAGTTCGCTGGTATTTTAAAACTAACTTTTTCACCACCTCTTAAAGGTAAACCATTATAAATTGATGTTGTATCACCGTCATCATCAGCAATAACATTACCAGTGGTTGTAATTAGAACTTGAGCAGTTATCATTGGAGAAAAAACATTTTCAAAATAACTGAAAGACACGATACCACCTCTCAAGTCAATTGTTTTTGATCCATCATTTGACCTGATAGTAAATATTTCGTATATACTTTTATCTTTTGCTGCCATTAGTTCTGTTTATTGTTCAGACTTTGTAAATCAAGAAGTGTTTTTTCGGTTGTGTTACCAACTTTAACATACTTTACGTTTGTTCCACCAGATGAAGATGTGGTGTTTGAACCTCCTCCACTCTGATTATTTACCTGCACTATGGTTCTTCTTCTCCTCCTCCTTTGCTGTAAATTATTTCTTGATTTTTTAACTGGTGTTACTGATGATGACTTGTCTTTACTATCTACAGGATCAACTTTTCCCTTTTCATCACCATAATCAAAATCCTCTGCTTTATTTTGTAATGCACCTTCAAAATTTGGATCTATGCCAGTGACATTCGCACCTGAACCTGCTGGAGGAGTTGCTGCCTCCTCTTCACCACCACCTGCACCCTCAACATTTTCAGCATCATTTAACACTTCCTCAAGTGTTTCCTCATCAGTTGCAGTTTTTACTCCTTGAACATTTTCAGCAGCATCCTCTTCGGCATCTAATGCTCTTTCCCTCTCTATATCTTCTTCAGTAGGTTCTGTGAAAAATCCTGCTTCAAGATCCTCTGGTATTGTTCCACCCTGATTTAATATATCAACTTCTTCAGCAGAAAAAGTTTCTACTTCCTCATCAGTATCATCTGGAACAGTTATATCATCAGCTATACCTGTAACATCTGGAGCACTATCATCATTAATACCTAAATCTTCAGCAACCTGTCCAGCATTTGCAATATCTTCATCATTCGCTATTAATTGGGCACCATCTACAAAATCTTTATTTAATTTTTGTAAGTTATTTTGACCCTCCTCAAACGTATCCTTTATATTTTTATCATCTTCAGCAAAGTTAAATCTTCTAAAGATATCTAAAAAGTTATCTATACCTGTACCAATACCTACAAGGAAATTCCTTATACCTTCAACAAATCCAGTTAAGACACCTACAACTCTTTGTATTAATCCAAATAATTTTTGAAATGCAGCAATTATTTTTGGTAAATTTGTAATTGCCCAACCTAATAATAAGATGCCTATAAAATCAAGTATCCTTCCTAAAAATCCCCTTGTACTTTTCTGCACTAAACTTCCTTGCCTTTTCGTAACCCCTGTTATCGTAGAAGCTTCTAATTCATCCTCACGTTGTTTTCTTAATGCATTTTCTCTTCTTCTCTTAAAAAATTCTGCATCTTGTCTAATTAATTTTTGTTTATATTGATTTGTTTTTCTTGTTTCTTTTAGAAGTTCTCTTGAGTTTCTCCCAACCGCTACTAATCCTTCTCTCAAACTCACTAAAGATTTACGAATACTTTCTATTCCTATGGAGGATTTTCTTAAAGAATCTCTACGATCACTAATAGACATCAGTTACCAGCTCCTGTGACAGATGTTGCATATAGTGTATGCGGATTATTCGTATCAAAATTAATTGTGGGAAGAGCATTTGATGTCTTCTGTGCAGGTGCACTTACACCTTGTCCACCTCCAGTGGCACCACCCATCGGTAAAGTTATTATCTCAGGTTTATCTTCTGGAACATCACTTATTTGTGTTGCCTTATTTTCATTTTTGTTAATTGGTATTACATTACCAGAAGCGTCTAAACTTGCTCCAGAATTTAGTGCCTCGATTTCTGCTTTAGTATAAGTTTTTTCAGAACTCGTCATACCAACACCACCACTTGTCACTTTCACATTTTTTTCAAGTTCTTTATCTTTCTTCCCAAATAATTTTCCAAGGAATTTTTTCGCAAAACCAAACATTTTTTTCAGGAGCATGTCACCTAAAATTCCACCAATTAAACCTCCAAGTATTGGTATTGGAATTAATATCTGACCTAATGCAGCACCAGCAGCAAATCCAGCAGTTCCCGCTAAAGCTTCTCCTATCCCTTCACCCATTGCAAGGGCAATAACAAATGATCCAATCGGTCCTCCAAATCTCTTTAATACAGCCCCTAGTCCTCCTTTTAATCCAACAGTTCCTAACAATTTTGCCAACACATTTTTGCCAGGTAACTTTTTAAATAAATTTTTTATTGTATTCTTCAGTGGATTTATTGATGCACCAATAGATCTCATCTTACCCTTTGCTACTCCAATAATTCCTCCAGTTCTCATAGTAATTCCAGTTTCCATCGCACCCACAGACGGTGCACCAACCAAGACTTTTTTCGCTCTACTAAGTATACCAGATCCTCTTGGATCTATATTTCTTAAGGGATTAACAACTCTATTTTGAATAACTTTTGATATAGGATTTACTACTTTTGCATTTGGTTTTACTCTTGTTTTTCGTAAATTTTTAACAACATTCTTCTTTCCTGCACCACCACCAGCACCCAATAATCTAAAGGCTATAACATTTTCAACTATACTCCTGATAAATGATCCTATTCCACCGCCACCAAACACACCACCAGGCAATTTTGCTGCACCCTTGACAAGACCAGCAAGCAATAATCGAACTCCATTCAGTGAACCTTTTAATAATCCACCAAATGCAACTCTCGCAACATTAGCTACAAATTTTCCTAGTATTCCTAAAGTGCTTTTTATACCTAAACTGATAGCAGTCATTGTACCTGCTATGACTGCTAATCCACCAATAAATTTTGTCTTCAGTTCATTTATCTTATCAACATTACCTTCAGATAGTGCTTGTAATAAATCAATACCAGTGCTGGTTAACCATCCACCAGCTAATATTAAGAAGAAATTTTGTAATCTTCCTAATACATTTTGTGTCTTGACACCAACTCTCGTTAGAGGTTGAGTTAATGCCTGTTGAATTTTATTCTCTAATGCACTCTCTTTTCCTTCCCTTAATCCTTGCTCTGCTAAAATTCTCTCTCTATTTTGTCTTGCTGCTTCTCTTTGTCTTGTAAGTTGATCACTTATCGCTAAATTTTCTTTAACACCTTGTAAGTTTTGATCAAATGTTGATATTTGATTTGAAACACTTTGTAATTGTTGTGATATGGATGTTAAGGTAAGTGATTGTTGCTGTAATAAATCTGTTGTGACAGGATCAGGTTGTGATTGTCTAGGTGCACCAAAAAAACTAGAAGAAATATTTCTTCTTACTGCCCTTATTCCTCCTATCAGTGGTGAACCAAACTCATCCATTACGTTCTTGTTGTGCTTTTAAATTTTCCTCTTCAATATACTGTTGGAGAAGTGAGACGTAAATTTCTCTCTCCCACGGTATCATATTCTCAAGCTCTGTTAAGCTATATTTATGGTGCTGCATCATGGCAAAATTTAATTTATAGTATGACACTAAATCTTCATGTGCCATACTTATCCGAAAAAATTCTGCAGCCCCTCAATTACTATTTCACTTTCAACCTTAGTATTTGGATTTTTCACTTTGATTTTATGAGAAAGTTTTGGCATTGTATCAAAGAATTTTTCAATATCTTTAAATTGAGCAGAATTTAGTTGCTCTAAAAATTCAGTCAATTCTTTTTTAGTGCAGTCTGCTTGTGTCCATGACTCTTCCTCAGAATATACTTGATCAATACAAGAAGCAATTAATTCAAAAGTATCATCAACTTTAATATCTTGAGCATTAAAGTTTGATTTGATAAACTCATTTAATGAGGGGTATCTCATTTTTAAAGTATAAGTGTCATCCAATTTTATATTTGGATTATGTCCATCAGATTTTTGAACCTTGATGTCATCAATATTAATAGCCATCGGTACTTGTGTCTTACCATCGTCTGGACAAGTAACCATGACTTCAATCTGTTCTCCAACAGATTTTCCACGAACATTTAAAAATAAGTATTCAATGTCAAAAGTAGATAATTTTTCAACTTTTGTACCTCTTGTTAAGATACAGTTTGATAATATACTCTTGACTGCATTAGCGATTTGTTTTTGATCTTGTGATTCTAACGCAATAATTAAAACCTTCTCTTCTTTAACTAGGAAAGGTCTGTATTTGATTTTCCTATCAGAAGAAGGAAGCACCAACTCATAAGTCGGTGTTGCAATTTTTGGTAAAGGCATAATATTCTAAGCACTTCAGTGTGATTATTTATAGGGGTTTATGGAGAGATGATTCTACCTGCTCCACCTAAAGATTGACCTGATAAACTATTGACTTGCCCAAGGCGATCAGATGCTGTTCTCTCTACTAAACTTCTCTGTCCCTCTGAACTTAATGGATATGAAAGTGGATTCAAAGTATTAAGGTCAACACTTAAACCATCTCTCTGACTATTACCTCTACCAAATACCTCATTAAATGCTCTTTTTAAATCTCTTGCAAGAGATGATGACTCACCACATATGTATCGATCAAAACTAAATGATGCTGATGCTTTTAATACTTGAGAACCATTATATGACACTCTAGTAGAATTAAGAGCGAGAGGAAATAATCCTATAAATCTATATTCTAAAAATTGTTTGTAGTTTCTTTCAAATTTTACTATCCTTGTATCATTTGACTTATACTCACTTGGATAGTGAAGTTGATAAAAATATGCATCGTCAGCAGGATTACTTATAGCACCAGTGATATATTCCATCCAATGCTCTAAAAACTTCATTGATTTGTATTCATTATCAACATAAAATTCTAAACTTATTTGTGTAAAATTACGAGTGTGTGCCATTCTCTCAATTACACCTTGGTAATCACCACGAGTATCAATAGATGCCATTGCACTACCTGGCAACACCGCATCACTGCATAATAAACCCGCATCTTCTACAACGAAACGATCATTCACACCCTTTCTTCTTAGGTATGATCTTAGTCCACTACTATCTCTACTATATGGTAATGCAAACTTAACTAGGTATTGTGATGTTTGTGCAACATTCTGAAATCTAGGTAAAAAATCCGATATTGGTCTTGGTCTTGGTGCTGGCACTCTAAATAAAATTACATATCATATGTATTTAGATGTCTTATAAGGGAAAATACTACCCTTCATATCCTAGAAAGTATAAAGGTGATCCAACAAACATCATCTATAGATCACTCTGGGAAAGAAAGTTTATGGTTTATTGTGATAAAAATGATAATATATTAGAGTGGGCAAGTGAAGAAATTGCTATCCCATATCGTTCTCCTGTTGAT